TCTCTGGGCCGCCAACCACTGGCCCATTGCGGTTGAGTGGCACAGCGCCAACCACCCGGAGGCGATTCACATCTGCCAGGACCTGCACCAGGCGGATTGGTCGAAGGTTCCAGCGCACGACATCATGCTGGCCTCGCCTTGCTGCCAGGGACATTCGAAAGCCCGCGGCAAGCAGTCAGGAAACGCTCAGCATGATGCATCGCGGTCCACAGCCTGGGCGGTTGTGTCGGCTGCGGAATTCCATCGGCCAGAAGTTGTGCTGGTCGAGAATGTTGAAGAGTTCACGGCTTGGGCTTTGTACCCCGCCTGGTCACAGGCAATGGCGGCGCTCGGCTACATGATCGCGCCGCACGTTGTTGATTGCGCGGACCTCGGCGTGCCTCAGCACCGAGTGCACCTGTTCCTGGTCTGTACGCGGAGCAAGGCCCCACTGAACCTGCAACTGCACCAGCGCAGGCATGTACCGGCCTCATCCTTCATAGACTTTGACGCCGGCACGTGGAGCAAGATTGTGAAGCCTGGTCGCGCTGAATCGACGCTACTTCGCGTGAAAAATGGCCGGGAGCGCTTCGGTGATCGATTCATCATGCCCTACTACGGATCCGGCTCGGGCCTGACCGGTCGCAGCCTGGATAGGCCGATAGGCACCATCACTACGCTTGACCGATGGGCATTGGTGCGCGGCGATGAGATGAGGATGCTTTCGGCGAATGAGGCACTAGCCGCCATGTCATTCCCTGCTGACACGAAGCGTCCGGACAACCATCGGCTGACGATGCATATGGCAGGCAATGCCGTACCACCTCTGGCCGGTCAGCGGATCATCGAGGCGTTGAACGCTGCAGCGTAATTCCGATCTCTCAGGCAGTGGTGGGAGATCGAGGCCTGTTAAACCTAGGAATATTCAGCCGGTATTGGCGCTCATCTAACTTGGCGCGAAATAGAGATATTTTGATCGCCCTATTTTTATTTGCTTCCTTGACAGCAGCGCTCAATAACGCAAAGTGCTTATCAGATATTTTGCACCCGGCTATTACGCTTTTTAACAAGGACGGTTCATACTCAAAAATACCAGATCCATCCAAATAATTGACAACCCTCTCCTCCTCTTCGTATGCCCACTCGATACTTTTAGACATGAAAATTTTGTCAATACTGGTTAGTTCAGTTCGTTTCCAGCGCTCAACAACTGGCCTATCCACCGTATACTTAACTTCAAACGTAATCAACCATCGTTGATGCAATCCGTTTTCACGAGGAGGGATTACTTCCGGCTCTTGAAACTCAACTACAAACCCAGTGTGGTGCTGAGCATAATGCGACCACATGAGTACATGCCATGGAGTTCTAGACAGTGAAAGGATTCCGACTGCGGCCATAGCCGTTTCTTGAAACCTCCCATCTTTGAAGAATGAGTCCGCTCTATTTATCGCTCTTTGCGTTGCGATCAGGCGTTTTGCCGGACTTTTTTCTGAATTATCCAATCTCGCAAACAGGTCAGGCCTTAGCTTTTTTGGATTATCGGATCCCATATAATAAGGATTGCAATCAAAAGGATCATTAAACCTAGCAGGTTCAGAAAATTTTATTTTGCTTTCCGTTATCAACTTCAAAACATTCAGTTCTTCATCAAATGCTACATATTTGTACAAGTATCGCCCGACCATTTCACGCTCCTTTGACCCTGATCCGGAATATACCCGGCGAGGACGCCCCATGCCCACAGAAAACAAACTGACCTTGAAGCGCCAGCGCTGCGAACAGGTCAACCATGCAATCCGGATCATTGCTGACCACGATCGCCGGTTCTTCTACAGCCAGACCGTGAACCGCTACGCCAGCATGGAAGTCGATGCCCGCGGCAAGGTCTGGTTCGTCGACGACTACAGCGGGAAGCGCGTCTTCACGCATGAAACGGTGTGGGGTGGACGGTGGCGCGGGTTCACTCACGGCGGCACGCTGAAGGATGTGGTCAAGGCGTTCCGGGACTACATCTGCACCGGCGTACCGCTTCACCCTGGCTATCTCGGCCCTGAGCGGTTCAACGACAGCAACATCTGGGGTTACGACGAAGCGGGCATGAAGGCTGTGCGCGAGCAGGCCGGTGCCCTCCCCGTCTTCCGCCAGCCAGTCGCGGAGGCCGCATGAAGCGCATCTACCTCAGTGGTAGAATCAGTCGTCTGTATTGAGATCCCTGTACTCTCCGGGCAGCTCCATCCAAGCATCAAGGGCTGCTATCTGACGCGCTACGGCTAAATCCCACTCGGGGCCTACAGCTCTACTCTCACGCATCATTTTTTCAATAGTGCCCATAGCCTCCTCATATTCATGATGGGCCTCTAATACTTTCGCCAAAAACTCTTCTCGCCGATTCATGGGGGTCTCCCGAGACAGGTGAGAAGTATTGACCCACAACCACTTGAGCGCCAATTGGCAGGGGGTTAGGAGGAGGAAGGGGATCAATGAGCCCGACGCGTTGGTGCGCGAGCAGTTGGCCAAAGTCGCAGCTACTTATCCCTGTATCGGCAATCAGACTCATTGATCGATGCCCAGCTCGATGCTGGACGATTTCCATTTGACCAAATGGAGATGCATTGGCACGCAGATAGCAACCATGCACTGTTTTTTTAACAAAGCAGCTTCTGCACGTCTAATAACCTTTTCCCCCGGCCTTATAGGCTCAGGAAATATCCCTCTCCCTTCAAAGTCAGCCGCTATAGCGGCAAGGACGAAGTCATGACTGCACAAAAGCAAATCATCATGTTCGACGCTCAGGAAGCAGCCAGCCGCCAAACGGTAACCGGCTGGGTTTCTGCGGATGGGCGCTTCTTCGGCGAAGACGAGAACCTTGCCCGCTACTGCGGCGCCACCCACCGGCGCTGCGAGAAAAACCATGATCATCCGATCTACGAAGTGCGCAGTTATTGCGCGCAATGCCACCAAGAAAGTCGTCAGGCGAAGTTCGTAGCGATGCCTGTCAAAGAATGGGCCGGCGAGCCGCTGGTCATCTTCGACAGCGACGAGTACTTCTTTGACGCCGACAGCTTGCGTGACTACATCCTCGAAAGCGAAATCGATCTAGCCGACCTGCAGCTCTGCATCTGCGAGCCGAATTATCCGCGCGAGATCGAGGCTTCTGACTACTTCTGCGACGACCTGCCGGAGGACGGCGAGATCCGCGATGACCAACTCGTCGCGGCGTTCGATCTGCTGAACGAGATGATCCGCCAGGCAGAGCCACTGTCGTGGTCGGAGGGCAAATTCGCCGCCTCGCTCCCGCAGTCGTTCGTTGATGAGATCGTGGCTGAACGGATGGCAGCATGATCGCCATCGCCTGGTTCGCCTACGTGTACTGCTACAAGGGGCCGCGGTGATGAATCGAACGGTCAGCGTTCGCACCGTGGAACCGGTGCGGCGCTGGCCGCCAACTGCGAAATTGTTTTCAGATTGTGGACGGTCGATGGAAGTGGTCGCTTGACGAATGACTCGTACCAGTCTCAGCACTGAGCATCAAATTGCTCGCTGCCATAGACCGTGCTCGACCTACGCCCCATGCGAGCGCGGTAGTCATCGTATCGTTGGGCAAATGATCGTGAGATTCCTCAAACACAGGGAATCCCTTTTTATCGTAAACACCAATAAACAATTGCGTACTTCCCTTTCTGGTAACCCTGGTCTGAACATCGATGAAAGTGCCATTGCTTACCACTTCGTCGTGCGACCAACAGTGCAGCCCGCAGTCTGCCCAGAGCCAATATTTGGAACCTCTACGCATCATTTTTGCGACCTCCTTTTCGTTCGAATTTCGATGAAACCAGCGGCGCAAAAAAATATTTAGTACGGCAATAGGGCCATGTCAATTTCCAATAGCTCCATTCGTCTGACGCCTTTTTGCACCCCAAATTACCCTCTAAACACCTTCTGCCGCCACGCGCGGCATGGAGCAATCATGGAAATTCAAAGTGAAACCCTTGCCGAAGAAGAACTGGCCGCTATCACAGGCTATCAAATCCCTTCGCGCCAACTTGGGTGGCTCAATCAAAATGGCTGGAAATACGTGCTGACTGGCGCTAGGCGCCCCGTGGTCGGCCGGGTATATGCCCGAATGAAGCTGGCCGGGGTCAAACCCTCAGCAGAAAACGTTGCGGCCGAAGCCTGGTCGCTGGACCTGTCACGCGTGGGGTAAGGAATGCGCCCAAGAAAGGCAGCAAATAGAGACCTGCCGCCTCGGATGATCCGGCGGGTCAGGACGCTGAAAAGCGGTGTGCAGTGGGTGGGGTATTACTACGACGGGAAGGATAGTACGGGGAAGAGGATTGAAATTCCTCTAGGGGGGGATTTGGACATTGCCAAAGCTGAATGGGCGAAACTCGACTGCAAGCCGGTACCGGCGAAGAACACCTTGTTGGGCAAAGTGTTTGACCGTTACGAAGCTGAGATCATCCCCGGCAAGAAGCCGAGAACCCAGAAGGACAACTTGCTCTCGCTGACGCAACTCAGGAAGGCGTTCAGTGATGCGCCGATCAACGCGGTGACGCCGCAGGCAATCGCGCAGTACCGCGACAAGCGAACCGGCAAGGTTCGGGCGAACCGCGAAATCTCGCTGCTCTCGCACATCTACAACATCGCCAGGGAATGGGGCATCACCGACAAGGAGAACCCAGCTTCTGGCGTGCGCAAGAATAAAGAAACGCCGCGCGATTTCTACGCCGACGCGACTATCTGGAACGCCGTTTACGGGGCCGCATCGCCTGAGCTGAAGGATGCCATGGACTTGGCCTATTTCACTGCTCAGCGCCCGGCTGACGTTCTGTCTATGCGCGCCACGGATGTCATCGACAGCTTCCTGCAAGTCGCTCAAGGCAAGACCTCGAAGAAGCTGCGCATTCGGCTCGACGCCGGAGAGATCATCAATGGCCTGGGCGAACTGATTGAGAGGCTGCTCGAGCAACGGAAGGCGCGCGCCATCCGGAACCCATACCTGATTGTCACCGAGGATGGTCGACGGGTGACCGCAGCAATGCTTCGTCTAAGGTTTGATGACGCGCGCAATACCGCGATCAAGAAAGCATTGGAGAATCAGGATGCCCATCTTGCGGCCAGCATTCGCCTATTTCAGTTCAGGGATATTCGGCCAAAGGCGGCGAGCGAGATTGACGATCTAGGGCATGCAAGTCGCCTGCTCGGCCACACCGATAAGCGCATTACTGAGACGGTTTACCGGCGTGTCGGCGAGATCGTAAAACCCACCCGATGAGGCCGAAAAACAGGCAAATTTCGTTTCCGCAAGTAAAGTGCCACCCCTTGATTTCAGTGGCCTTCAGAGCATCGGAAAATGCTCACTTGCGGAAGCGAATAAAGGCTAAGTAATTGAAATACATCGTTTATTCGTCGGACTTGAAAACCGTCGACTGTAACAGGTCCATGAGTTCGAATCCCATCGCCTCCGCCATCTTTATACGACAAAGCCCTGATTATTCAGGGCTTTGTCGTTTCTGGGGTTTGGAAAAACCTGCCAGCCCACACTTCAGCCCACACCCTGGGTGAAGTATTGCTTTTCGACCAGCAGCTAATTTTTTATGGTTCTTTCACTGATTTAAGCATGGACACGGTCTCTTGTAGGAGCAGCCGGTCGACGCTCGATTGCTGGCGATGGTCGTTAACGATAACGCGTATGAACTGGATGAACGCGGCGCGCTTGAGTCCATCGCCAGCGGGCTGGCTCCTACAGTTTCCCGGGATTGCGTGAAGAACCTAATTTTTCGAATGGTCTCTTGCCTCCACCTACAGCCCTGAAGAACGGGTTTAGAGTCAGCTACTGCCGAAAACGCCGGAACTAAAGAAGAGATCATGACCTATCTTCGACACAGTCCAACCAATCATGCATAAACAAAATCGCCACTCAGAGAGTGGCGTTTTTGTTTATGCAGAGCTGGGCA